GCAGCCTATCAGTTGCATATATATTTGACTCAAGCCGCAATGCAGAGTCTTTACCTAATAACTGAGCTATTTCTTTATCCCATTCGCGACACAGACCAATTAAATATGACAAACGAGCATTCTCATTAGTTAATTCATATTGCTTTTGTTCTAATCGTGCATAAGCTTCTTTAGCTTTACGCTTTTGATTGCGTCCGTATCGTTTGCTCATTTAAACCATTTATCCCATGAAGTTTTAAAGCGGTCTGATATCTTATCAAAATGTTTATTAACCTTATCAAAATGTTTATCAAATTTATCAAATTCTTCATCGCTTACTTCTTTAAGACGTATTGTTATCTCAGCATCACAGTGCGGACATTTTATTTTAGCGATTTTCATTCAATAGCTTTCGCCCAGGTCGCTTTGGTAATTGACGGCTGAATGTGTATATTGTGCTTTCAGTATAAGCATGAACTGAAGCCAATGCCCATCCATCGGCTCCAATTGCATTAATTTCGGCATCAATTTGTGTTTCAGTCGCTCCAGCTGCTGGAATATATCGCTTGTATTCATATTGTGTCATGCAACTAATCCTATTTTTGTTGGAATTGATCTGTTTTCAGTCATTAGACGCTGTCTGATGTCTGAAAGGTTTTGTTTACGTACAAGCTTGCCATCCTTAAATACGGTCTCAAGCAAGCCTTCTTTTTCGTTCATAAAGGATTGGTGATCATATAGAACATAATCATTGCCTTCCTTTTCGACACGTAATAGACCAACGGCTGATTTCTTAATACCATTATCAGTCTTTGGATCTTTGAACAACTCGCGTGGCATTTTATCGACAATGCCGAATGTGGCTTTAATGGCTGTTCCATAACTATCTCGAGTCACATATTGATATGTATATGAACCGATACCAAATACGATATTGCCTGAAGCAAAGCCTTTACGTTTTAGACCAGCCAATATACGTTGGGCTCGATCAAGATTGATGCTATCACCATATATTAAACCAACATGACTATCAAGCATCTTATAGCCTTTAGTTGTCTTTGTTCCGCCAAATACATCCCAAAGACATTCAACAGCGCCTTTGTTCTGTGGCGATCCAACGGGAGCTTCTTCATCGCCAACAATGATATTAACTGGATCGCCTGAGTCTGGTCTGAATACAGTCTTGCCCGGAATAAAATCATTGACTGCTTGTCTAGCCATGATCTCAGGCTTTAGAACTTTTGCATAATTTGTTATGACTTGCCAAAAGTCCCATGTATCAGATACGATAGATAACACACCAGCAGGATATGTTTTGAATAGGCGTCGAAATGTTTCGATTTCAGATTCTTTTCCGCCCATACACATAACGCTATGTTCTGTTGCAGGTACGCTGCCACCAATGAACTCATTGGGTCCACTCCCGTAATATTGATCGAGATAATCAATGGCTGATATTGTATCAGTACCTGTGAATGATAGCAAATGTGCTGCCCCTGATTGTGTTGCATCACTAATGCCTGACAATCCACGATAGCTGAAGTCATGACCTTGCCATGGAACAAATGCTTTGGCTGAGCCTGTCTCATCAGCATATGCATCAAGTAAACGTCGATATTCATATGCTGTTGTGGCGCTTGTTACCATTTTCCAAGACTCAGACGATAGCTGTGTCTCGAGGTAATTTGTAATCCAATAGAACTCTGGTAATGTGTTTGTAATAGTCCAAAGCGGAACTCTCACATTGACACGGCTGCCTTCAGGCAATGCTTTAATCTCAATTGGCAAATAGCCAAGATCATGTAATGCTCCCCATGGTTCAAGTGCAACAGCACCTGGGCCTAATGCGGTTGTCATCATACGCTCAATACGAGCTAATACCTGAGCACGTGGCTTGTGGAAGAACTCTCGATTCCACATATCCATAAGCATCCATTGAATGACGCCTTGCAAACCAAAGAATACAACCTTGTTATCGAAGTCTTGCAATACATTAGCCAGCTTTGAAGAACGTGGCGTGAAATTAGAATAAACCTTTTCAGTACCTGGCGGATATTGACGAATATGACCAGTCTTGTAAAAGTCTGTTGCGAAAGGGGGAAAGATATTTGGTCCAGACATATTATGTCTCCTTAATTAACCATTGTCTGTAATTTTGTCTGTTCAAATAGTTCTGGATGGAACACATTTGGACAATAGATATGGTCAATGAGGCCTTCAAATACATCTAATCCTTGACTGAATATACCATGTGTAACAAACAAATGTACTTCAGATTTTGGTGCAAATGACTTTAGAACTTTCGCCAATTCAATGAAGGTACGACCTCCGTCGCATATATCATCGACAATCAAATACTTGTCTGTTGATTCTAATCCATTAAAATCAACAATTTTAGTTTCGGTTATTTTACCTGTTGTAACATCTCGATGTTTCGTTGCTTGTATCATACGTAGATTCATACGAACTGCTACTTCATATGTTTTCTTTGACGCACCAGCATCAGGAGCAACAATGATTGTATCGCTTGGCAAGCCATCAGCAAATGTAGCTTTAACAAGCTGCCATTGCTGTACATGAATAACGCGGTCAAGCAATGCTAATGACACATCGCTGTGTACATCCCATATTGTTACGCTTGCATAGTTTTGAGCATTAATCAAATCACAAAAGACTTTCAATGATAATGCTTCGCCTGTATCACATACTCGATCTTGGCGAGCATATGGCAGATAAGGCATTTCCAAATGAATAGATGCTTTGTAATTGCGCTTGATTGCATCAGTAAGAACCAATAGCTCCATAACATCATTGGCTGACATTATTTTAGCTTTAATAACTACAGGAGAGCCTGGAGCTATTGGAACAACGTCTATTTTGACTTGCGTTTCGCCGCCATTAAAGACAAAAGACTTAAATGGAACAATTAGATTTGTTCCATCTTGTCCGGTTACATGTATATTAAGCATATAGTGACCTCATTCATTATACATATAATATATATGTTTGAGGTAAATGTCAATGATTACTTTTGCATATCTCGTATGCGGTCTTGAATATGGAAGTAATCTTTGTTCCGCTCATGTTCTGATGGATAATACCACCTAACATAATTATGATGAAAATAGAATTTAATAGTATAATGATTTAAATCTTTTTTATACTCATAAGTTTCTCTTTCGTAGAAATCAGCTCGGCTTAAATTAACAGGATGATTATCATCTCCATCATGCTCATTATGAGAACAAGTAATCCATATCATGGAACAATCCATTTACGTGTTGGATCGCCTCGTGACTCAAGCGATCTAATGGTCCAAAAGTCTGCAGCTAAACCAGGATTAATCATATAACCATACGGCAAATAGAAAAAGCCATGATCCCCCCAGTCGGCTCCCCAAGAATTTTGTACAATGAATGAATTGATTTGATCATCATATCCGACACAGCACACAGCATGTCCGCCTTCTTGAGATTCCCAGCGAGTTGGTAATTGAACTATGCCCGTCTTGGCTACTTCATCACCTTCGAAGCTACTATAAACTGAAAATCCAAAGTTAAATGGAAATCCATGAACCAAACACATTTTAAGATCATTTAAGTTTTGATCAATAGCAAAATAGATATGCACCATATCATCAACACCTTGCTGATATGTATGCTCGGGTGGTTTCTCTCGCCAATTACCAACATTATATTCCCATTGATCTTCACTTGGAGCGCCATATTTTGCTACAACTCGCATACTTGTTCTAATATCAGAACCTGTATCATGGTCAACGTCACCTTGTTCAAGTCGTTCATTATAATAGATAAACAAGCGACTTGGTCTAATATCGCTGAAACCTTGCTTTCGCATGACAATACGCATGGCTGCAGCAGCTGCCTGAGCTGTACATGATCCAATTTTGCCTTGTTCATATATTTCTGGAACAAATGGTCTCAAATCAATATTTTTTGGTAAATTATCATATTCTTGTTGTGTTGATCTTGAGAGCTTAAGATCACGAAAATCAGGCAGCCCAGGATGCCAGCCATATTTTATCATTTAAATCTCCCCGCACTAAATAGCCAATCATCGCGCCATATCGAATGATCAGGCGTATGTTGACGATAAGGATTATCTTCTAATTTAAAGCCGTCACGTTCAGCCAACATGCCATGAACAGGTACAGCAGATTCAAATGAAGTCTCAATTACGAGATCATCACTTTTCAGGCTGGGTTTGATTAAGGATTTCAAGAATTTTATCAACATTTTCCTCTATCCTTGATAGTCTGTTTTCAACACTTAATGAGCCAAAGCCCACCTCGTAAGATGGGCGATGGCAACATTGACAAACATACTGATTAAAAGCTTCAGTAGCCATTACTGTGCTTCTTTCACATTCATGAATGGAACAGGAGCCGAGCCATAAATCGATACAGGCAACTTACCATCCCAACGTTCTGCTTTACGCAAATCAACAAGCTTTGAATTGGATGCAAGCGCATCAGCTTGTGCTTTAATAGCTGAGGCTGTAGCTTCGCCCTTTAGCTGAATTGACTTGGCTTCAGCCTGAGCATTTAAGAACACTGCATCGGCATCACCACGCGCCTTTTCACGAATTGCGTTAGCTTGACCTTCTGCATTAATCTTATTTGTCAAAGCTGATTTCTCAGCTTGTTGTCTTTGATACTCAAAAGTTTCAACATTAGCCTTTTGTACCGCAGCTGCGTTGACTGCATCACGAAAGGATTTTGTATATTGGAAATCAGGCAATAGAAAACCTGTTACCTCAACACCAAGCTTCTTTGCATCGCGCTGTAGTGTCTTTTCGATAACGTCACGTAATTCACCACGCTTTTCAGCGACAGACGACACGTTGACTTGACCCATTGCAGCTTTCAAACGGTCAATGGCCATAACCATAACCCGATCTTTATAATCACGGTTATTAGTAAATAGATATTGAACCTGATCTGCAGGCACACGATAGAATATTGTAAATTGAACATCAACTTCCTGGTTATCAATAGTATATGTATTGACAGCTTGTTTGGGTGACATTTCTTGAATGTCTGTACGATAATTAGTTACAGAATAAGCGAATGGCATCTTGAAATGCAAACCTGCCTCACTAATTGATTGAAATTGACCAAATCGTGATAGCACAGCTAATTCGTTCTGATCGACTGTGTAATATGTCATAAAGAATAGAATTGTTCCTAGTACAAGAACAACACCACCAATAATATATTTAAGTGGGCTAGACTCACGCTCTTCACGCCCCATAGCCATTGCAACCATATATATCTCCTAATAATAAAATGGCTGGAGCGTTATGCCCCAGCCGTTGTAATTTTACTTGTCACGTAAAGCTTTCAGCTTTTGAAAGAAAGCATCGCTTTCCTCTTCGCCATCCGTAGGGTCACCAACTGTTTCCTCACCAACAGACGTTGTTTCATCGGCTGCTGTTTTCAAAGCCTTGATTGCCCGCGGCGCCGCTTCAGAACGATCAAGTTGAGGTGTTTCGGCTTGTGTTGGACGTTTACCCAACACTTTTGTTAGTTTGGCTTGAAGTTCAGCATATGTCTTGAAGTTAGCTGGATCAATGAATTGCTTTAGCGGTAATTCAGCATCAAATACTGCATTAAGCTCTTCATCACTTTCGCTAATTGCTTCAGACTTTTGAAAATATGAAGTATCATAATTGCGATAGCCTTCAACATTCTTAATCTTTATAACAAAATTAGCACCGGTCCACATATCAAATGGATTGACAGGAGTCTCACGAGAATTTGTCGGATTCATCGCATCATTAAGCTTGTCAAATATTTTCTTACCATATTGATACAAGAACACCTTGCCATTGTTCTCAGGATGGTCCGGATCGTCTACAACAAGTATGTTGGAAAAGAATTTTAAACGTCGCTTCTGCTTACGCGCCTGGGAGCGTTCAGGGCCTTTATCGTCAGTTGAAGAGTTCCAAAGTTCGCTGTTATATTCACTGACAGGATCTGTCTGGCCGAGAGTTGTAAGAGAGTTTTCGATATACCATCCGCCTGGTCCTTGAAATCCGTGGTCCCATACGCGGACGAAAGGTACATCTTCTCCTTTAGGCTCGGGCAAAAATCTAATAACGGCGTAACCATTTCCTGCCTTGTCTACTGTTGGAGTCCAAAAGCGCTCATCGACGGTCTTTGCACCGCCGCTGTTAGCCTCATTAAGTTTTTCTGAAAGTTTCGAAAGATGCTCTTTACGAGAGTTCTTTAATTCTGCAAATGTTGTAGCCATGTGTTTATATCCTTTTCTGTATATGTTATATGTTTGTATGCATTGTGTTCAATGATTTCATGATATAGCGTAGTATAATATATTTATGCGTACATGTCAAGCGTTTCTTTTATCTCATATAAGATTTCTTTTGGTAGTTTGACCCACATAAATTTTATTTTCTTTTTACATGCATCTTCATATGCAATGTCAAAAAGAGTTTTAAGCAAATCATAATCATCACTTGATTCTAATTCTCTATAGAATCTATCATTAGCCACAATAACACCCGTGTCGCCTGTACTAACAACATTGTACTTAGCCAGCTTAGGACGTGGCTTCATTTGTTCTAAATTTTTATGCTTCGACTTTCTCATAAAATCTCTTTAAAAATATGTCACGCATTGCTTCTTTATCATATTTGAGAAATGGCTTGTACTTAATCATTTTGCGATATGCTTCGTTCCAGACTGGATCGCCTGCCATCTTCTTATTCCATTGAGGTGTAAAACATACCAAACAATCGAGGATAACGAGCAATTCAAGACTGACTTTTCCCCTGATATATTGAGCAAGCAACCATGGATGAGAATGTTCTTTAATGACAAAATTATCATTGAAATTAGTTACCATTTCATTTGTTTCTTGTAGAATAGAATATGATAATGATTGCTGTCGTTTATTCCAATCAGCATATACTTCCTGACAATCCTCGCTAAACAATTCACCAACCCATAGCTTTGAATTCTTAATTAAATTTGATAATACGAGACCAAAGGGATCTTTGTGTTTTAATAACTTGGCGAAGAAGAACTTATCTTTACGTCCTTGGAAATTTGATGGTGAAAGATTCATTTTTCCGTGGTATTTGTGATAATCATAGTCTGACGTAAAATGCTGCTTAAGAGCATTGAACATCTGATATGCTTCGAATTGGTTCATTTTGTTTTCTTTTTGGTCTTTCGCTTACGTTTTGTTTTCTCTGTTGATACTTTAAATACAGTCTTTTTGTTTTCGAACAATGGACTTGTATTACTTACTGAATAACTGGGACCATTAGCCCACCATGAACCATGCATCATTGAAGGAACCGCTGTAAATGTTACAGTAGGAGTATGAACCATTGTAACATCGCCCCTTTTCACTTTAACAGGCTTCATTTTGGTTGGATCATATGTAACAGTGGTTTTATCATCTGCATATGTTTTAACTGGCTCGGGCTTAGTCCATCCAATATAATCAGTAATATGTTTATTAGAACGATTGGCTTCTTCTGCTCTACGTTCTTGTTGAGCTTTAATAAAGAGGTCGTTAAATGCTTTAAATTCAGGATAAGTTAATTCAATTTTATGTTGAACAACACGCATATAATAATGCGTTATTGAAAACGGCCACCAATGTTTTTCAAGAGTAAAACTAACATTACCAATTGTAGGATCCCAATAACTAAATGTCAACTGACCACTTAAATCAGTTTTTTCACTCAACCCTTGAATATTCTTTGATATGACTTTAAATGTTTTATCGACGGCTTCTTGATAAGCTTTATTACGCCATTCAAGGATTGCGATATCTGTCTTATGTTTCACTTGGAAGTTGGTCATTTTTGCTAAAATCCGTATGAGCTACCCACATAACAAAAGATTCATATGTAAGGAATGGGGTTCCGTCTTTGATTATAATAGGGGCTGTGCGAAGATATGGATAATCCTCAATCACTTGATCTCGTGTTATATCGACGCCTATTACATATTCTTTGAAAGGAACATTATACCTTCGTAGTAATGTCTTGGCGTGTTCGCATTGTGGACACACTTCTCGAGTTATTATTTCTAATGTCATTTTTCTTTTGTTCGGCTTTCATTGCAAGGAACCGCTTATATAAGCCATATTCACGACCATAAGCTTCAATTTCCCAAGGCCAATCCCAATATTCTAATTTCTTTTCATTGAATATTTTCTTATGATAACGTACTTGATTGGCTGGTCTTGTATAATCAAACATGACACCTGAAGCACGTTGCATAACATGCACCATCTCGTGCATAATGGCTCTAATAACTTTATAAGGCCCAAGGTTCTTGTCTAATTCAAGCTCAAAATACTTGGGACGTTCTTCAATATCTAAACTATAGCATGTGGCTACAGTATCACTGCTTTCATCATCTTCTATTTTTCTAATAAAAACTTCAATTTCAAGGTTCTTTTGTAGTCGTTTAGACATTAATAAATTAGCAGCAAATTTAATCGCTTCACGACAAAACTTAATCGTTACCTTTTTATTTTTAAACGTGCCGTAAAACTTGATAAGCATTGATACTCCATTAAATCGGAACCTTTGTACTACGAGGAAGGAAGTGAAGATCCTCGGCTTCAAGTTGCAGCTTTGATTTAATTATTGCATTATTAGCTATCATACTAGATACTGCTTCCAACTCAACATTCTTCAATTCACACCAATGTATAATAGCATCCATATAGGCCATTTTGCCGTCTTTAACTAATCCTTCAATTTCATCGGCGAAGTTAATATTAAACGATGGCATCATGCAGCTTTTTATATTCGGCAATCACATCTTCAGTTGTAGGCGTCTGGTCAGAAATATCTTCTTTTTCAGAACCAGTTGTATTATTATAATTAAAGTCAGCTTTAGACTGATATTTCGTCATTAGTATATCTCTGGCTAAATTCAACAATTGAACACAATAAAGTACTTCAATTTTTGCAGACATCATTCACTCCATTATTAAGAAAAAGTGGTGGCTTTCTGTTGCTAAGTAGCCACCTGACTCCAGATTAAGCCGCTAGGGCGAAATCCATAGGTGCATTGTCGTTTGCATTTATACGAGCTGGTCAGCTACCCAGATACTATCAAAGCATTCGTTGGTCGATAATCGAATCCTATTTCGCCCCCCTCAAAAGTGTTAGAAGACCTTCCCTGCGATGAACTCAGGATCGTCGGTGTTCAAGCGGAATCGGCCGCTGATATCTAACACTTGTGGTGGAGGCGCTGGGTACTGCCCCCAGGTCCTACCGCCTATCACTACTCATCACTTAGTATCGTATTATTTATAGCACGTCTTGACTAGCGTGTCAATCAACCTTTTTAACTAATATACCAGCTTTTTCAGCTTTAGTTATCATATCTTTTGTTCCTTTGCCCCCTGGAAAGGCAATAACTAAATCAGGCTGTCCTTCATCAATCATTTGCTGATTACGAATTGGACCAGCAGCAAGACCATATTTTTTCCAGTCAGGAGGATATGGATCTTCCTTGATACCACGCGAATTAGCCCATGTTTTACCACAATCGTCGGCACCACTGGCTGTTCCGTGTATCACTTTTGTTATAGGTTCATGCTCATGTATTTCATCAAGAATATCATAAATCTTGCCATAATCAGAATAATTACGACCACCACAAACTAATACTTTCATTTTGTTATATACTTCCGATATGCGTCCAATCGTGAGTTATAGAAATGGG